GGGTACCAACTATAAATCCTTTTGTATCAGTCATTATTGCCCTTTAATTATAGATTGATTAAAAAAGTTAGAATCAATACCTATATTATTTAACCTATCAGCACTTATAGCGTTGCTTCCTGCTCTTAAAAAACTTCCTATTGTATTATTTAACCATGCTCTTTGTTTTCTAGAATTATCTAATTTCATTTGTTCATTTAAAATATTTTTAAAGTTTTTTTGCACATTTCCTTTATTAAAAAATTTACCAAATTCATCATGAATTAAAATTCCTAAATATTGTTTACTTCTATTAGTTTCTAACATTTGTTTTTTAGTAAAAGGACCACTTAACCCTTTTGCTTTTATATAATTAAAAATTTCATTTATAGTTGATTGATCTTCTCCGCCTTGATTATCTCTAGCTTCTTGAAAAGCCATTCTTTCTGCCGCATGAATAGTACTATTTGTATAAGTATAATCATAATATAATGGCGATTTACTTCCATCTTCATTGTTTTGCATTAATTGTATTTTTCTATTGTATTCATCATAATAATAAATAGCGTATAAATTTTCTCCTGTATCTTCGTCTTTACCTGCAAATTGTGTTGTAAAATCAACTTGAATCCAAGAAGTTCCAAACATTTCATCATCTATTGCAATACCAGTTTTTTCAACATAAATATTAGAAGGCATTTCTACACCAGCTAAAGATAATTTCATTCCTATATCAACAGAAATAAGTTCATCATTTAAAGAATAACCACTTTTATCCCAACCTCCATAAATTTCAGCATCTACAACTAAACTTTGTTTAGACCAAGTTAAAAAAGGTTTATCATCTGTATCACCTCCAGCGGCTATTTCAATATTTGGATGCCAATAACCTAATTCATTTGCTATTGCATTTGTTATTACTTCACTCATAGCATCTGGATTTTGTTGATATTTTGCTGGTGATGTAGAATATTGTATTCTAATTTTTTTTCTTACGTTATCATAAAATTCTGCTGGTAAAGCATTAAGTGTTTCATCCCAACTAAAACCACTACGATCTTTAAAAGCATTTATCATATTAGCAGTACCTCTAAAACGCTCATCATTCCAATAACTTAATAATCTACCATCAACAAAACCAGAATTTGCATACATTCTTTCTTTAAATTTATTTTCAATATGCTGATTTAAAGAAGTTTCATCTACAACATCAGTATCATTATTCGGTCCCCAAACAACTCCAGTAATACTATTATAAAAATTACCATTCCATTTTTTTGTATTAGCTATATCGCTTTGATTTCTAGCATATTCTTTTGATTCTGTTATGCCTAAATCAGAAATTCTTGCATCATGATAATTTCGTAAATAATCAATATTAACTCCTGATTTTTGTAAATCTATTTGTAATTTTTCAGAAATGCTATCAGGTTGATTAAAAAGTCTATCTAAAAAAGGCATTGTATTTTCTAAATCTTCAGGTCTAAATTTTTCTGCATTTTTTAAATATTGTCCATATGTAGTATTTACAGATCCATGCCAACGCATTAAATTCATTTGTTGCAAAACTTCATCATTGTTTAAAATTTTAGGTTCTACTAAATTATCATTTATTTTATTTAAAAGATAATTTTCTACTTTAGTATCTTCGCTTATAGACATTCCATTACGAATATATTTTTCTGCCGCATATCCATAATTAATATTTTCTAAAATATCTTTTTTAGCTAAAACCCAACCATTCATCATTGTATTTATAGTATTATAATTATATTCTGCATTTGCTTGAAAAGGATTGCCTAAAGAAGTATGATCTTTAATTAAATTTAATAAATTTTCTCTAACTTCTGTTTCATTTAAACTATAATGAAACATACTTCCATCTTTTAAAATCCAATCACTTTTTAATAAATAACCTATTTTTCCTGCTTCCCAATTTTTTTCATTTTTAATTTGTTGCAAATGTTGGTTTAAAAAATAACTTTTTGCTTTTTCTGTATTTATTGCTCCATTATGAATGTTATTAAACATTTCTGGATGCAAACGATATATATCTTCAAAATTTGTATATCCTGCTTCTCCTAATTCCATTTTATGTAAAATAGGTCTAGCATAATTATCTGCTTCTATTTTATCTTTTAAATTATTAACACCTTGATAATATTGTTGATATATTTGCGTAGCTCTAAATCTACCTACTTGATTAGTTAAATTTTCTAAAAAAATAGCTCTATTTTCAGGAGGTATATATAAACTTTCTTTTGGTGCAGTTATTAAATTATTTGTTATATTTTTATAATTTTCTGTATATTTATATTCTTGAGCAGCATCTTTACGTTTTTTTATTTTTTCTAATTCATCAATATAATTATTATATCTTGTAGTTGTTTGCGATCTCCATAATTCTTTTAAAGAATCTGTTTCTAAAGTTTTTTCAAAATCTGAAACATAATTATTTAATTTTTCTAATGTTTGATAATTTTTTGCTTCATCATCTGGATCAAATGCAAACATAATTTTATTAAATCCATATAAATTTTTAGATATGTTATGTGCATTTCTTAAAGCTTTAATCGCTTCTTCAATAGTTTTATCACTTATATTTTCTCCAGCATCTCTTTTATTATACATAGATTCTTTAATTTGATTTATATATTCTTCTTTTAAAGGAGCATTATTTTCTTCTGCATCTTTTAAAATTGTATTAGATAAATTATTTATAAAAATATTAGAATCATCAATAGTTTGTTCTCTTTTTTGTATAACTTGATTGCTATAAGCCTGATTAATAGTACTTTTTATTTTATCATTTATAATTAATTCTGCATCAGCTTGTAAAGATGGATCTATATCATCTAAATAATTTTGTTTTAAAATATCTAATTTTTCATTAATAACATTTGGCTCATAAGGATTTTCAATTAAATATTTATTACTAAAATTTTCTACATCAATTTGCAATCCTTTTAAATATGTAATTTTTGCACTTTGTCTTAATGCTTGTTCATAATAAGTATTACCTTGTGGTAAAGGTTTTAAATTTTCTAAATTACCATTTTCATCATAAGTAATAAAATTACTTCCAGCTATATTGCCATTTTCTATAGCTAATGCTTTTCTATCTGCAAATCTTTGTTGTAAAAGATCATTTGCACCTTGAGCTATAGCTGTTCCTACTCCTGATAAATTAGGAGTTACAGTTCTAACACTTCCTGCTCCTACAAATGGTGTCGGTGTTTTTTGTTTAACTCCCATACTTTATTTCCATCCTTTATTTCCGCCAAACATTGGGCCTTTTGGTAATTTATAGGTATTTTTACCTGTAGGTGATTTTTGTTTTACACCTTTAGGTATTCCTGTTTTTGTATATGTTTGATAATCACCTAAAGCTCCTGCGGCAGTACTAATATATCCACTAGTCATAGCCATATTACCACTTGTTCTTGTATTAGATGCTGATTGATTTAAAGCAGCGGCTTGATTTGTACCTGCTTGTTGTATTCTATTTACATCACGACCATATGCTGTTAATTGATTTCGTGCTAAAGCACGACCAGTACCACCACTACCAGTTCTACCATAAGCTCCTTGTAAAGCTGTTTCAGTAGATAAAGCTTCTCTATAAGCTCTTGCTCTATCTGAACTTGCTTGTTCTGTTTCAATTTGTGTAGCTATAGCTTGTCTTTCGTAAGATTGCGCTTCAAGATTTGCCATTTTTTTAGCATTTCTTGATTCCATTACACCACCAACTACTTTAGCTCCTATCATTGCTATTGTTATTGGATCACCCATTTAAAACTCCAATTCTACCATTATGCCATTTACTGTTAAAGCTAATGGTTCTGTTTGTGTTATTGTTACTTCTCCAAGTCTATCCCAACCTAACATCCAAAATTCTTTTCTTCCTGTAATTTTAGATGGCTCAGTTGACAAATCATCATTAACATTACGTATAAGTAATTTAGTACCTTTTGCAGATACATCTAAACTTTCATTTAAATCTAAAACTGTACGAACAACACGTCTATGTGTACCAGCAGAAGTACCACCTTCAACTTGTAATTCAGGAGCTAATGTTGTTATTTCTGGTGTATAATCTAATCCTACAGTTATTGTAGAAAATGTATCAGGTGAAGTAGATAAACTACCATCAGATCCTACTGTTTTTGTTCCTAAACTATAATTACCACTTACAACTTTTACAGCAGTATCATCTAAATGATCTAATCCAGTCCAAGATGCTGTTGGTGATCCAGATGTTAAAGTTTCTGCACAATCTAACGTTAAACTAGAATCAAATAATTCTAATAAATATACTACAGCACCATCTATAGTTCTTTTAACTATACAAAATACTAAACCATTAATAGATACAATATTTTTAAATTCACCATTAGTAGTCCATTTTGACCAGGAAGATATTTTTTCATTACGCATTGCCATATATACAGCTAATGATCCGTCTGTATTTAAAATATAAGCATAACTTTCTTGACCTTGATCGTTTTCTGTTTGTATTTCTAATCCAATAGGATCTTGTATTAAATGACCTGATAATAATGATACAGATGGTGATAAATATGCTTGTTTAATATCATCATATTCAAATTCTCTTAATGATTTTTTACCTTTAGATAAAAAGATTATAGCTTCATCAAATTCTTTAGCTTGTAATCGAGATGTACCATATCGAGTTTGTCTACGAAAAGATACATTACTTGGTGTTAAAGGATTGTTTGCACTTGTTGGTGAATACAATTCACTATTATCTGTAAATACTAATAAATGTCTAAATGATAAAACTCCAGTAATTTCAGACACTTGGCTTTCTAAAACTTGTACTTGTATACTGTCATCATCTGCCGCTTCTCCAACATCAAAATTAAAATAATCAGATGTTTTAGATGTAAATATATAATTAGGTAAATCTCTAGTTCCGCCAAATACTAAACGCCCTGAATGGAAACAACATGATCTAGGATAACCTCTTGTAGAACTTATAGCTGGTTCTTCCCAATCAACAGTTGTATTACTATTTGGTAAATTTTCTCTTACAATAGCAGTAGCAGATGTTGCACTAGCAACAGCAGTTATTGTTACTTGTTTTGATTGAATAAGAAAATTTTGATTAACATGAGCAGATACAAAAAAATCAGCTGATGCAGTTATAGAAATTGTACCTGTTGTTGATTGAGGATTAAATGTTAAACTATCACCTTCAAATTTATGATAAGGTTGATAAACAAGATCATCTTTTGTTTTAAAAGCAAAATTGCTTACAGTAAAAGTAGAAGCTCCAGTTCTTAATATACGTTGTGTTACTAAATCTGGATGTGTAACAATCATAGTATTTGCTGTTTGTGCTACAATTAAATCGCCAATCATGTCTGAAGTCCAAGGGCAACTACTAACTGTAACAACTGCCGCACCAGTTACACCATTGTAAACATTTAATGTGCTTGCAGTAAAAATAAAAAAATATGTTTGTGCATCAGAAAATATAAATGGCTCCATTTGATGAGATGTTCCTGATAAAGTAGATATGTATTTAGTGCCAGGTCTGCGTTTTACACCACCTTGAGCCAATATACGCATATTACGAATTGTTTTAGCACCATTAGCATAAGCATGAGTATCAACTCTTGATGATAATAATGGGTCCATTTCTCCACCAGTAAAATTTGTCCAAAATTGACGAAGTAATGCCATTTTATCTCCTTATGTTAGCAAAACGACTTAACTTTATTTTATTTGTTGTAACAGCTTGACTATCTCTAGTTTTAGCTCTTGTAAATTGTTGTTCTGCTAATTGTGATAATGACTGTGCAATATCACCTTTACGTATTATTGATAAAGCAAAAGTAGATGCTAAGCGATAAACTACATACATTACAAAGTATGGGGGCCAATCATCTTCATCTGCTCTAAATTGATATGTTGCTACTAATGTATCTTCTGAAGAAACTTCTGTATCTAATGTATATACTTTATCTTCATAACGATCATATTGAATTGTAACATCATCATTTGTAAGTGTTTGTACTATAAGAGGCTCAACATCAGTTGGTAATTGATAAGCCGCATCCCATATATCTACTGGAGTATCAGCTAATCTATTTAAAGCTTTTTGTCCTGTAGCAAAATTCCAAGTGTGTTGACTTAAGCAATCTTTTACTACTGTTTCATATAATAAATTAGCAGATAAAGCTTCATCTGTTTTATCATCAAAACTAGTTAAAGGTTGTAAACCTACTAACACCATAGCTTGTTGAGCAATATCGATTTTTGAAGTTGTTGCCATAATAACCCTGTTCTAAAAAAGGGAGAGGAATAACTCTCTCTCCCTTTAATATTATTTTAGTCTGTGTCAGCTGTAGAAAATGTAGTAATATCTTTCGTATCTACATTAGTTCCATCGTTCGAAGCAACAGAGAATATACCATAAACAGGTGTACCACTTGCCGCAGTAGTTGCAAAGATTACATCACCAGCGTTAATTTCATTAACGTAAGTGTTAAAGTAACCAGCAGAATCTACCGTAGCCGCCGCATCGTCAGTTTTGTAATGCCAAATATGAAAACCATTTCCACTATATGAAACCAGAGCAAAAGTACTTGAAGTAAAAGCCATGTAATATTCCTCCTATTTCTTTAAGTTAGCTTCGATACAGCCATTTACATCGATAAGAACAGAGTTCATTTGCATTTTATTTAAAATGAAATAACTGTCTTTATCATTGTGGTAATCAATGTTCGATTGAACATCAGCACCTATAGCATGTCCGATAGCTGTTCTATGATACATAAAACATTTGCGACAATCTACTGAACTAACTGTAGCAGAATCTAGACCAGAATGTGGGAACCACATAAAGCCTAACCAATTCTTAGCAGTCATTCCTGAAGGAAATGGAAGTTGATCCATTCCAACATATTCAGCTCTACTAAATTGATCTATGCTCATAAGCTGTGACCAATTTTCCCAACCAACAACAGCATAACGTTGACCATCATCAGGAACATCATTGTTACCCATAGTTTCCATTATACCTAACGCCCATGCTAATGTTATACCATTAGATGTTTCATTAGAAGTTGTAGTAGTTGCGTCTAAAGCAGTTTTAATTAGATCGTCAGTTTTTCTTCCCAAAGCGTAAGCTCCAGATTCTTGTGCTACAACCATTTCATCATGGTTAACACGTAAAGTATCTAGATCGTCTACCCATTCACCAGCGAACCAATCTTCTAATGTTACATTTACATTAGTGTGTTCGAGATTCATAGGTGGAACAGAACCAGCACGTGCTTTTTGTGTAGCTGAACCTTTACCTACTTTTTGGAACGTAGTCTTATTTTTTACGCCATCACGTGTTCGAGTTGTGTTTCGAAGTTTTGAACCCATGCGCTGATAAGCCATGTGAACTCCAGCTTCAAACTCCTCAACAAATGATGTGCTAATAGTATTAAAAGCCATATTAGCCTCCTTGTTAAATTAAAAAAAAGTTTGTTTCTCGGTTAGTCCTCAAGCCTATCTGAAGTTAGTCCATCGCTGGGCTTCTGAATATCGGCAATTTGGGCCGCTTAACATTCTAAGTTTTGTCTTTTAACAATACTTTTGGCAATTCACATTACTAATTATTTTGTTGTCGTGCCAATGCTTCAAATCCAGCTTTAACTTTTTGACGAAATACAGGATCGTTTTTAGAATGATAACGTGGATCTTTCATCATGTTTTTTAAGTCATCTTTAGTTAAAGTATCTTTAAGCTCACCACTATCTTGTATGGTAACACCTGGTTGACCAGCTAATTCCATAATGTTTTCTAATGCTTGAATTAACGGAGCTGTAATAGGCATTTGTGCTAACACTTCATAGTTTTCTTTTTCCATATTAGATTTAAACCATTCGTTAACACGTTCTACTCTTTTTTCGCCATATTCACCTAAAGCATTTATTTCTGCATCTGTATCAGGTCCACTTTGTTGTGCCATTTCGTGATATTCTTTAATAAAACCATTAAACTCTTTATCACTTAAACCTAATTGATGAGAACGATCTTTCCACCAGTTTAGCATTACATCATCTTCAGGTATTTCAACACCTAAATCTTCAGCAACTTTATAATCTTGTGGAACTTCTGGAACATCAGCAAATGCTTGTTCTTGCATTTCTTCTGCTACAGTCTTTTTTAAATCATCTGTACGCTGATAATGACGTTTTTCTAATTCGCCATAAGCAACAGATAACTGTTCTGGACTTTCAAATTTTTGAGGCAACCAATCAGGGCGTTCTGCTTTTACTTCTTCAACACTTTCACTTGCTGGTGTTGGCGGAACTTCTGTTTCAGTTGATTCTACTTCTGTTTCTACTTGAGCTTCTTCATTCATGGGTTTTTATCCTTTATCGTTTTGGTTATAACCTTTACGTTTTTTTTGTCGCATTATTTTTTTATAAAGTCTTTGATGAGCTTCAAATTCTCCTAATTGTTTATTGTAAGCTCTTGTTCCTTCTTGTAGTTTTGGATCTCCAGTACCTTCTGCATATGGATCACGCCAAAATTTAGGTCTAGCTCCACCAGTATTAGTACCTGCTCCATAACCTTTTGCTTTAGATTTTTTCATTCCTATTGCCATTATTTTTTTCCTTTCGATATTTTATATTCTACATTAGCTATATGTTCAGCATTTCTATATTTTTTATAAGAACTAGTATTTGTTGGATTATGAGTATGTCCTCTACCCCAAACACCGCCTGATACTTTTAACTTAGCAACATTTTCTATTTTAAGTCTAGCTATACGATTTTTTACATTACCTGCAAAACCAAAATCTCCTAAAGTTCTGCTTATATTTTTAAAACTCATTATGACTTCTCCTGTTTTCCTAAAAATATTCTTCTTTTAATAACACCAACAATCCAACGCTGTCCTTCAATATGTTTTAAAGCACTTTCATCTATGCCAGATGCATTAATATTATTAATAGTTATATTTTCTAAATAGCGAAGAAATTCAGCTCCGCTTTCTGTTTCAAATACACGAACTGCTGTGCCATTTAATCGGCTTTCAGCATCTTTTGTATATTGAAATCCATCACAAGATGCTACTGTATTATTTTTTGTTACCATTAACCTTTATCTTTCTTGTGTCTATTAGCAAAATTTCTTGCGCTTTCTTTACTTCTAAAACCCCAAGCTCTTAAAGCTAATGCTAAACGAGTTGGTTCTCCATTAGGTTTTTTCATACCTCCTGCCATACCACCAAAACGTGCGGCAAAACTTACTCTACGAGGACCTGTACCTGTTTTTTGAGGTCTTTTTAAATTACCTCCATCTTTATTTTCAAAATGTTTTCTACCTGCTTCGTTTAATCCGCCGTCAGGATTTTGATATTTTTTTGCTACCATTATTGTATTGGTCCTCCTTGACCTGGTGGTTGTCCGCCTTCAGCTCCTTGCATTTGTTGCATAACTTCTGCGGCTTGTTCTACTTCTGCTTGTAATTCTTCTTGGCTGTTTAATAAATCTTCATCTATACCAAATTTAGATGCTAACCATTTAACAGTTCTTTCTCTATTTAATAACATCATTGCCATTTGTGGGCCAAACGATGCCATAATAGATTCACTAAATCGCATAAAATCCGATACATCTTGTTGATCTTGCGCTCGTAATAAAGGACTTACTGGAACTATTCGTATTTCTCTACCATCTATACGTGGTAATTCTAATAATCCCATTTCTTTATATATGTATACAATACGATTAACTAATGGTTGTAAAAATTCTCTTTGCATACGACCAGCTACAGCACCCATATCTCTTGCTACTTCTGCTAATCTTTGAGAAACTTCTGTTGCAGACAATGGTGTTTTTGCACCTTCACGTTCTAACTCATCAATAAACAATGCTTTTCTTACATTACGTCTTTGTTCTTCTAATACTAATTGTGCTACATCAAATCGTGATGGTGATTGTAATGGTTCTATTTTACTACCTGCGGCTCTTGGAACAAAAGTACCAGGTTGTAAAATAATATTTTCAGGATTAAACACTCCGTCATCATCATACATATATGCACCAGCTATTGCCATTTCTGCATTTTCTAAAATTAACTTAACTGTTAAGTTTAAAGTTTTAATTGCTGGCATTGCTTGTAATATAGGCCCTCTACCCCAAACTTCAAATCCAGATTTAGACCAACGTGTAGAAATCCAAGGGTTACTTCCTGATCCTACATATCCTGTAGTATATAATATTTCTTTATGTGTTTCAGATATACATACTTTAATCCAAGCATCTTCAAATGGTTTAGATTGATCTACCATAGTAGCTTCAATAATTTTCATTTTTTTATCTGGATTACGATTTATATCTTCTAAAATTTGTGGTGATAATTTAAAATGCGGATATGTTTGTTGTAAATCTCTTAAACGTAAATCATTACGCCAATGAAACCAACATCCGACTTCATCACCTTTAGATGGTAATAGTGCAACATGTGTTGCAGGAACAGCAGTAAATTTTAAATCGCCTACAAATCGACCAGGTTCACAAATCATATTCATTGTACCTATACCTAAATCTTGTAAACCTTCATGCAATTCAGAATTAAAATTACTATTACGTAATCCTTCATGTATTAAATCTGTTGCATTATCTAATTCTGCCATAACTCTTTGGCTACGCATATTACCAGGATATTCTGGACCAGGCATTAATCTAAATGCTCGACCATTTGGCGGAAAAAATCCTAATTGTAAACGTGACGCAAATCGTGGTACTCCAACAACAGCAGTTTCATCATAAATTAAATCTGTACGTTTATTACCAAAAGATTCGCTTCCTGTATTAGAATCAAAAAATCCTTCACGACCAGGTAATACATAATCATTAATTTCATCCCAAGTGCTAACCCAATTATCCCTACGTTTTTTAGCTTCTTTAAACATCTTCATTGTACTTTCGTACAAACTTGATTGTTGCGCTCCTTGTGGGCTAGAAGGATTTGGATCAGTACGAGGTTCTATTTGTGCCATCTAAACTGCTCCACCTCCGCCAAGATTTCGTGTTTTTTGTCTTTTTGGATCTTTATCTGCACTTCCAGTAAAACCAGCATAAGTAGCATTTTCTCCCATTAAGCCAGCATAACCAAAACGTTTAGTTCTTCTATCGGCTTCATCTGCTGCATTTTTAGCTTCTAAATCCAAACGACTTTGACGTTCTTGCTCTAATTGTTGTTGCATACGCTCAGCATTAGGATCTCTTTTAGGTTTTGGGTTAAATATAGCTCCCATTATTTTCTCCTATTAGTTAAATGTTATTTTCTGTACCAAACTTGAATACTCCTCCAATTTTTTGCAATTCACAATACAAAGAATATGGAGTTAAGCATAATTTTTTTATTCCACATAAATGTCTTATAGGACTAACACAATATAATGGCAAGAGAGGAAATGTTATAGGATGTGGTTTTTTTTCTATTTCTAACACAACACCGTTTTCTTTTAATTCACTTATCATACACGCTACATAATCTCTAGGTACTGTGTCAACAATTAATCCTTTTGATGACCATTCAAATAATATCCAACTTTGTGTTAAACTGTTATATCGTAAAGCAAAGGTATGAGAAAATTTTTTTCTAAATATTGTAAAAACATTCCACCATCCCCAACTTTTAGAACCTACGAAACATATTAGCCACTTTTCTTCCACGATTTTTCCCAAATGGATTAAAACTTCTTTGCACAACTGTAGCTCTTGCTTTAAAAGAACTATTTGTTGTTACTTTACGACCTTCTCCTCCACCAATAACAGCATATTGTAATGCATCATGTATGTGAGAAAATCTATTTTTATTTGGTCGTTCATCATATTTTTCTTGTCCAACTACTTGCATACGTCTGTATTGGTAGCCGCCTTCAAATCCTGCAATTAACGTAGGGCAGGTGGGGGATATTTGAAAGGCGGCATTACCTTCTACCATACGATTTAATACATTTTCAACTGCTTCTACTCGCAACATTGGATCGTTGGTTGTAGCTGGAACAGCATTAATGCCATTAGCTCGTAAGATCATAAATGGGGTATGTTCATCAGTTTGTGCCATTTGATTACCAGCAGGATCTCCAATATATCGTATATCGTTATCAG